AGGTTGTAGATCAAGGCATACAGATCAAAGATAATAAAGATAGAATTGCTGAACTACAAGCCGAATTGGATAATGATCTTGAGCTCAGCCAGCTTACTCTAGAACAGCGGGGCACACGAGAAATAGAAATCCAAGCCCTGCAGGCTGAAACTGCTGTGCTCGAAGAACAACAAGTTGAAACTGCTAGATTGGCTCTTGAGACCTCTAGACAACTGGATGCTGCTCGAGAAGTTATTGCTACCACCGATGCTTCGGCAGTTTCTTCAGCTGGTGCGGTGCGTGGCACTGGACCTGCACCGTTTAGCACAGTCTACAATCCAACCACAAACACTTGGTCTATTCTGGACACAGCTACTGGCACCACAGTGAGCACAGGGCTCACAGAACAACAGGCTAGGGATGCTCAAATAAGACTGGCCATTACTGCTGCATCAATTGCGCTGAAGTCTTTGCCTGGCGCAGTGGGCGCTCAAGACCCCAGGGTATCGACAGCACTCCAGCTTGCAGCTCAACTGGCACAAGTCAATACCGCTGCAGGCAGCAACATAGTCGCACAACAAAATGCCGTTACTGCAGGACTAACAGACGCTGCCAGAAACCAGGCAGCGGTTCGCAGTCTACGAAACAACAAGGCACAGAGCACTGATTGGCGAGTAAGACTACGCCTGGCGCCCAACAGTAACTATCTCTACAACGAACCCAGTGTTGGGCCATTCGGTCCAACCAATGGTCCTGGTATATTGGCAGCGTTGAGAGCCACAGACGGTGTTATTTTTCCTTACACGCCCAGCATCGAAACAGCATACAAGGCCAACTACGAAGCTTACGATTTAACACATTCTAACTATCGTGGTTATTTTTATCGAAACAGCTATGTTGATGTCATTAACCTTCGTGCCACATTCACAGCACAGGATACCAATGAAGCCAATTATCTCTTGGCAGTGATACACTTTTTCCGCAGTGCAACCAAAATGTTCTATGGTCAAGATGCTAGTCTACGAGGTGCGCCACCGCCCCTGGTATACCTCAATGGCTACGGCAACTATCAGTTCAACGAGCATCCCTGTGTGATCAGTCAGTTCAATTATAATTTGCCACCAGACGTGGATTACATCCGGTGTCAGTCTTGGTTGAACAACAATACCAATCTACAACTGGCTCGACTACGTAGTCCAATTGCCAACAACCCCTTGGCATACAGCGTAAATAGAATTTTAAACAGCGGACTGTTGCCTGGTGCCAAGGACTTTAGACCTTCTCTTGCCAACAATTTGGCCGATGGCGAACCCACATACGTTCCTACCAAAATGGAAATTTCTATATCATTGCTGCCAATTCAGAGCAGAGCACAAGTAAGCCAGAACTTCAGTGTCAAAGGATTTGCCGATGGCAACTTGCTCAAAGGAGGATACTGGTAATGGCTGCTAACTACGATTCGACCAGTCCTTATTTCAACACAGGATACACACAGTTCTATCTGGACGTCATGGTCAACAGACCCATACCCAAGCTTCCTGATGACATCGAGTGGGTGATCACTGAAACTTATCAGTATAGACCTGATCTCTTGGCCTACGATCTTTATCAAACCTCCACACTTTGGTGGGTATTTTATCAACGAAATCCCAATACATTGCAGGCTCCGCCCTTGGATTTCACAACTGGAACAACAATCTATTTGCCAAGTATTACCACTCTCCAACAAACGTTAGGATTCTAACATGTCCGGCTTACGCGATCTTCAGATTGAATATCAACGCCTGGTTGCCGAGCGCGAAGCACTGGGCGCTCGTTACCAATCTGGGGAGTTGGGACTGCTGCCACAAATACAAGATCTCGGCACTAGGATTGCAGCTCTAGTCACACAGATAGAATCATTGCTGTCACGCGACAGTTCAGGTGACGTAGTCCGGGACGATCAGGCCGCCAGGGCCGACCGTGCCAACCCATCAGATCCTCCGGGCGGAGTTCTTGTATTGCAAAATGGTAGAGTAACGCTACCGCCTGATACTACCACTGGATCCAATGCACAGCAATTCAGTCTTGCTGGCAGCAGAGACTCGGGAACCGACAGCAATCTACGACCATTGACTGTCACGCAAGCAATTACTACAAACACCCAAGGAATACCCATCAGGGCCGAAGATGGAACACTGTCGAATCTTAGAAGAAATCCTGAATCCGGTGATTTATACGCACCTTTGTCTTCGGGTGTTGGTGCAGGCGGCGATGATGCGGGGTCACAAAGACTGATATCATCTCTCAATGCCATTGACTGGCAACAAAACATTGTGGCTCAAGACAATGTGCTAGGACAGTATGCCAGTTATTCATATCAGGCCAGTTTCTATCTTATCGATCGTTCCAACTATGAACGCATCTTAAACACTGGGTCCAAGGATCTTGGCAATGCTCCACTGCTGATTCAAACCGGCGGTGCCGCACAGGCAGGCCGCAGTGATTTTTTTAGTTTGGACTATTACATTGACAAAATCGAGTTGAAAAGTTTCTTTGTGGGCAAGGCCACACGTTTGGCACACAATGTCAAAGAAGCCAGAATGACTGTGATAGAACCCAATGGCATCAGCTTCATTCAAAATCTCGATGCAGCAGTGCAGCAGTATTTTGGCATTGGCCCCGGCGGTGCTAAAATAAACTTTGCTAGTCAACTGTTTCTTTTGGTCATAAAGTTCTATGGTTATGATCAGCAGGGCAATTTAGTGCGCGGTGGTCGAAACTCAAATCAACTTACCAATCAAACCAGCGATCCCAATGCATTTGTGGAAAAATTTTATCCCTTGATCATTACCAAACTTGATTGGAGGATTGCCAGCAAAGCAGTTGAATACGACATACATTTCAAAGCTCCTCCATATTACATAAATGCCAGTCAGGGTCGAGGCACTATTCCGTTTCAATTTGAATTCAGCGGAAAAACAGTCAAGGATGTTTTGGCCGGACCCGACATTTATTCTGCGGGCCAGGCAGCTGTGTCTGCACAGTCTGTTTTGCCACGAGAAACTGGAACCGTTGACCCCAGTGTTGGTAGATTTTTTGGACAAATTCCACCAGCCAACGCCAGTGCTGCACCCACAACAAAAGCCACAGTGAGGCCAGGCCTCATGCAAAGATTAAATCGATATCAAGCTGAACTTGAACGAGCAGGAGTAATACAATATCAAGATGAATACAATATTGAATTTGCATTAGACACCATTGCCAGTGCTACGATTATCAAGCCGGGACTGAGCAAAGGAACCACTTCCATGGCACAACCAGGAACCGCTGCTGATCAAAAGCTGCCCAGCAAGCAAAGCATGGATGTCAACACACAGACCGAATCAGTGTTGGCCGGAACGCAGATAGTGCAGTTCATTGATCGGGTTCTCAGAGGCAGCAGTTACATTCGAGATCAGCAAACTGAGATTTTTGACAACAAAACTGGACGTCCGGACCGAGGCCCTGGCGTAAATTTAAAAAATACCACATGGTATCGCATAGGATTCAAGGCTGTGCCCATGTTGGACAAGTATGACGAAAAGCGCAATGACTATGCCTATAAGATTACCTATACGATATCGCCATACTTTATCAATCAACTCAATTCGCCCTATTTCAACCCCCCGGTGTTTAGGGGTGTGCACAAACAATACAAGTATTGGTTCACAGGAGAAAACACAGAGGTAATCAGCTACGAAGAAAGTCTGAACAATTTGTATTACATTGCATTGACCAATACCAATCAGGCTGGGGCCACAAGCTCTGTGCAAGGTGCTATTAGAGTCAACGAACAACTTAAATATCTACCTACCACTGCCAGCGGCCAGAGCACACAGGGTGGCGCCAATCCTAAAACAAACGAACCTGCTGCTAACGCCGCAGATCAACTCTACAGTCCCGCCGATCTCAAAGAAGCAAATTTGACCATTGTGGGAGATCCTGCGTGGCTACAACAAGGTGAAGCTTTTGTTGCATTAAACAAAAGCGATCCCAACTATTTCAAAGCATTTTTGGCCGATGGCACAATCAACTTTGACGCTCAACAAATACTGTTTGAAATTGCATTCAATGCACCTAGAGACTATAATCTTGCCACTGGCCTGGCCCAACCTTCAGCAGATCGGCTGAATTCTACCACCCAGTTGGATCAAGTAACCAGAACACCAGGTGCTGCACAATTCAGCAGAATTTACATTGCCAAAGAGTGCAACAGCGTGTTTGAACGCGGAAAATTTATTCAGCATCTCAAAGGGTCGTTGATGGTATTTTATCCGCCGGGCAGAAGGGAAGGCCGCCCACTGCCACAAGCCGTTGCACCTGCTCCAACTGCTGCTGCACAAGCAGCACCCACAGTTTCTAAAGCACCAGCATGGGCTCGACCAACTTCAGTTACAGGACAAACGCCAACAAGTGCGCTGGCAATTGGAACTCAGCAGATATTGAGACCAGCATCGCAACTCAGTAATCCAACTCTGGAGCAGTTACGAGGCAGTCCGGTATACATACAAGCTCGACGCCGGAATGTTCCACCAGCAGAGGCATTGGAGCTTGCAAGAGCAGCATTTGCTGCAGGCACCAACAATTATTCAGGTACCATACTGCCTGGATTCAGAGACACATCAGGAACAGCAGTTCCAGGTTCGGGTGCCAATAACACACAACCTATTGTCAAAGACGGAAACCCAGGATAAAACATGTCAGAAAGTTTAGATAGCAGAGGCCGTCCGCCAGAATATAAATTTGATCGTGGCGGCACACCCGTGGAAATGGGTCCATTCATCGGCATCGTGGTCAACAATGTCGACAACACACGGGCAGGCCGTTTACAAGTTTGGATTCAGCAGTTTGGATCTACCAACTACGATGGAAGTCCCAATCTTGAAGATACGTCATCTTGGCGAACTGTAAAATATTGTTCTCCATTCTATGGCGCAACCAAACAAAGTGGTATCACAGGTGTGGGATCCTATCCTGGAAATCGCAACAGTTATGGTATGTGGTTCACACCACCAGATCTTGGCACCCGAGTGCTGTGTTTCTTTGTGTCTGGCGATCCCACCACAGGAGGATACTATCTTGGGTGCATACCCGAAGACGGTCTCAATCACATGATTCCGGCCATTGGTGCAAGTGCAAACTATGCAACCAATAACCCCACTCAGCAACAACTGTTGAGCGACGTTCCCACAGCAGCAGTAACAGAAATCAACGACATTGATCCTGCATTTACCAACAGTCCCAGATTCTTTGATCAGAAAAAACCTGTGCAGAGCACAGTTGAAGGTATTTTGTTTCAACAAGGACTTGCCAAGGATCCCATTCGTGGACCAATCAAAAGCAGTGCGCAACGCGAGAGTCCGTCCAACTGTTATGGTATTTCCACACCTGGCAAACCAATTTATCAGGGCGGCTACGATGAAAAAACTTTCAAACAAGCTCTGGAACGTGGCCAAGTAAGACTGCAAGACATCGCAGTGATCGGACGTCAAGGCGGTCACACTTTTGTCATGGACGATGGCGACATCGACGGCAAGGACACACTGATACGTATTCGCACAGCCAAAGGTCATCAAATTACCATGAGTGACGACGGTGATGCATTCTACATCACTCATGCCAATGGTCAGACTTGGATAGAATTTGGAAAATCAGGCACAGTAGATGTGTATGCAACCAATTCTATCAACCTAAGAAGCGAAGGCGTGTTGAACTTTCACGCCGATCGAGGCATCAACATGTTCAGCGGTGGCTCCATCAGAATCAAAAGTGCCAAAACAACATTGATCGACAGCGCAGAAAATTTGTTTTTGAACAGTGAAAAAACCACGCTGGTCGCATCCAAACAGTTCTTGGGCATGCGCAGCGATGGCACACTGGCTCTACAAGGAAGATCTGCTTCAATGAAAAGTGCTTCTCAGTTGAATTTTCAAGCAAGTTTGATCAACCTCAACGGAGGACAAGCAACTTCGGTGCCGCAGGCGCCATCGATTCCCAATACAATATTGCCAGACACTGAATTTGTAGCTAGTCGCGGCTGGACATCATTCCCCAACAAATTGGAAACCATAGTGACTCGCGCCCCCACACACGAACCATTTGTGGGCCACGGTCAAGGAGCCAATGTCAGTGTAAACTTGAATCCTATCACAGTTGAAATACCAGATTCACAAAGTGCTGCTGGACAAATTTACACTCAAGTCGAACAACGATCAATAACAGCTCCGGTGACTTTATCACAGGTTGCTGCAGAACCTCTGGCTGTTGCACCAGCAGGACCGCTGTCACAGCCACAGGTCACTGTGATGACTGCACAAATGGCAGCTGAATATTCCGGCAGATATGGAGCCTACGACAATAATGGCAATTTAAATCCAGGGTGGGAACTAGACGAAAGCAACCTTCCAGTGTATCTTGGACCTGAGCTAGGTAGTCCCAGTCGCGGTGTGGGCACTTATGGACAAAATGTTGCGGCTCTGGTGGCCAGCGGCCTGGTTAATCCTGCTGCATTGAATTTGATAGCCACTGGTGTGTCTCCAGATACTGTGCTAAAGTCTGCTGCAACCTGGACTGGACAGTTTGGAACCAACTCAGTCAACGATTACCTTAGCAATAAAACTCTACAAAATGTGGTGCAGGTAGGGTTATTAATTGCTGCATACACAGGACTGGTTGATCGCGGAGTGTTAAAAGGAAACGAACCCCCAAGATACACAGCCACATTTGTGCAGCCAGCAACCACTTACGGGGTAGACTCAGTGACTCAATGGATAGATGGTTTTGCTGACAGTGCACAGGTTGATGAGTTGTCTACTGCTGCCCGCCAGGGTCAATATGCCATTGACTTTGAAGAGTTCTATGGAGAAGACTTGAATCTGATAGATACTGTGCCCACTGGACCGTTTGAAGCACAACGAGACACTATTGATCAAGCAGTTGCTGATATTATCGGCAATCCAAAGGTGCCAGTGCCGCAATACACTGACATTCCTGCAGCAGTGGCCGACGTGGCAAATACCACATCGGTGCTACAACCCGACGGCACCATTGTTCGAGTTCCTGTGACAGTTGTAAACACAGATGAAAATGGCATTTTCCGCTTTGCGCCTGGTTCTCAATCAAGTTAAATACAGTTATGCCTGCATTCATTGGATTTAATACACAAGGTCAATTCAAAAAGTTTACATTGACCGATTCAGCATTGATCAAACGTGATTTCTTAAATGCTATCAACATACGTCAAGGTCAGATACCGGGCCGCCCTCAAGTTGGCACTATCATCTGGGACAACTTGTTTGAAAATCAGTCCGAAGAAACTGATCAAGCCATGATCAACGAACTGCAGAGACTGGCTGGCGGCGATCCTCGCATACAGATTTCCAACATTGAAATTTTTCCGCAACAAAACGGAATTCTACTGCAGGTAGAACTGATATTGGTGCCCAGCACAGAACCTCAACGCCTGGCAATATTCTTCGATCAAAACACACGAACCGCTAGCTACGTTTAACTACGCCGTTTTTAGTTTCCATAAATAAAACAATAATGGACTACTATGGCTAAGACTACTAGACAAACCGCTATATTTGGGGTCGAGGACTGGAAAAGAATCTATCAGACCTATCGCGAAGCAGACTTTCAAAGCTACGATTTTGAAACTCTGAGAAAAAGTTTTGTTGACTACCTTCGTCTTTACTATCCCGAAACATTCAATGACTACATTGAAAGTTCGGAATTTATTGCTTTGCTGGACATTATTGCGTTTATGGGCCAAAGTTTGGCTTTCCGCAACGACTTAAACGCCAGAGAAAACTATCTTGACACTGCTGAACGCAGAGACAGCGTTGTGCGCTTGGCCAACTTGGTCAGCTATACACCCAAGCGTAACACTTCAGCATCGGGCTATCTCAAGATTTTTTCTGTAACAACAACAGAAAATGTCATAGATGTCAACGGTATTGATCTAGCCAACGTTACCATTAACTGGGCAGACCCCACAAACTTCAACTGGCAAGAGCAGTTTGCAGCAGTGATCAATGCCAGCTTGGTCAGCAGTCAGCGCATTGGACGTCCAGCGAATAGAACAACTATTTTGGGTGTTGATACAGCAGAATACACCGTGAATCTAGTTCCAGGATTTTTGCCAGTGATTCCTTACACTGCCACAGTGGACGGTATCAGCATGCCGTTTGAAGCTGTCAACGCATCCACCATCAACAGAGACTATGTGTATGAGCCTAGTCCTCAGCCCGATGGCGAATTCAATATTTTATTTCGCAACGACAGTCTGGGATTCAACTCTGCCAACACAGGATATTTCTTTTTATTCAAACAAGGTGTGTTGCAGAGTCAGGACTTTAATCTTGCTGACCGAGTGAGCAATCGATCAGTGCCCATCAATATTGAAGGCTGCAACAACGACGACCATTGGCTGTATCAGCTTGATGATGTAGGCAACGTGGCCAGCGAATGGCAATTTGTAGAAAGCGTGTATGCAGCAGCAGCTGAACAAACCGAGCCTGGCGTTCGCAGACTGTATTCTATTACCAGCAGATCCAATGATCAGATCACATTGAATTTTGGTGATGGTGTGTTCAGTGCCATCCCGGTGGGCACGTTCCGCACTTATGTGCGTGCTTCCAACGGATTGCAATACATCATTAATCCTGAAGAAATGCAAAGCGTCGTGATTCCCATCAGCTACATCAGCAGAACAGGACAGCTAGAAACTATTACATTTACTTGTGGAATCACAACACCTGTTTCAAATGCACAACCTCGTGAAACCATTGACGAAATCAAGCAACGTGCACCGGCTCGTTACTACACCCAGAACCGCATGGTCAACGGCGAAGACTACAACAATTTTCCATTTACTGCCTACAACTCCATTCTCAAGAGCAAGGCATTGAATCGTGCGTCGATTGGCACCAGTAGATATCTTGAGCTGATCGATGGCACAGGGAAATATGCATCAACCAATGTGTTTGGCAGCGATGGTGCACTGTATGAAAACTATGGATCTCCCAGCTTTCAATTTACCTATGCCAGCAACAACGAAGTAGCCAACATCATTGCCAACCAAATTCAGCCATTGTTGCGCAACAGTTTGATGCAGCAGTTTTATTATGCTGAATTTCCCAGACCCAGTCTGATCCCGGTGAGTGTGAGTTGGAATCAAAGCACCAGTATTTCCAATACCACAACTGGATACTTTAAAAACTCTCTTGGAAATCCAGTGGCCGTTGGAACCGGTAGCAGCAATACAAAATATATCACTGTTGAAAGTCTTGTGAAATTTGTTCCTCCGGCAGGTTTTTACTTTGATTCCAACAACAGACTCAAAGCAGGAGTGCCCACTCGCGCTGATGAAAAACTGGTTATCTGGGCCAGCCCTACCAGCATTTATCTAGACGGCACCAATGAAGGTCTAGGTAATTTTGCCAATGGACTAGGGCCAGTGGCATTGAACAATTTTGTGCCCACCGGAGCAGTTGCTGCTGAAGTTATTCCAATTTTCATAACAGATTTGCCGCTGTCTTTTGAAACACAAATGGCCGATCAAATTTTGCTGAATAGAAATTTTGGTATTGGATACGACAGTCAAGGCGACGTAACAGGCACTGCTGGATCTTGGTATCTGATAACATCAACTAACCTGGCACAAGATCAAGCATTTAGTTTGGCTGATGCTGGAAATACTTCTGGTGCCAATCTTGACGCCAGCTGGTTGGTTCAGTTTGTAACTGACGGTAGCACTTACACAGTGACTTCGCGAGCACTTGAATATGTGTTTGCTTCGCTGCTACAAACAAGATTTTTCTACTACGGTGATCAACAGATCTATGACAGTCGCACTGGCACAGTGATTCAAGACTTTATCAACGTTCTTAAAACAAACAGCAGACCCGACAGTGCATTGCCCTTGGCCGAAGACGCTGTGTTAAACATTGTTGCTCAACCAGTGCTCAGTGATGGTTATGTTGACGACTTCCAAGTGTTGGTAAGTTTCAAAGACTCTGACGCGGACGGTGTTCCTGACAATCCTGATTTCTTCAACGACATTGTTGCGCCTGCTGTGGATCCAACAACCAAACTGGTATTCTTAGAGAAAACAGTTGACTTTGACAACCTTGAAAGATATTTGTTGGTTGCCAGTGGTCGAGTAAATTCTGAATACACCAATTTAACTGCCATTGAGTTAGTCAAGGAACAGTATGTCAACGGGCAAATTTTTTATGCCACACAAAGCGAACTGTTTTATCAATTGGCAGTAAGTCCTGCCACTGGATTGAGAACATTAACTGACGTCAGCAACAGTTGGTTGGCAAGAACTGGTCGTCAGAATTTATATTTCCAATACAGACACAACAGTCCATTGACTTCAAGAATTGATCCAGGGACAACCAACATCATTGATATCTACGTGGTAACCGCACAGTATTACACAGCATATCAGAACTATGTTCGAGATGTTACTGGCACTGTGCCCGAGCCAACACCTCCGACCATAAACGAGTTGACCACTGCATATCAAGGTTTGCAAGATTATAAAATGATTTCTGACTCTGTGATTTTGAATTCTGTAGAGTTCAAGCCGCTGTTTGGCAACAAAGCCGACGATACACTGAGAGCCACAATCAAAGTAATCAAAGCATTCAACAGCACAGCCAGTGTGAGTGAAATTAAAAATCTTGTGGTCACTTACATGAATGAATATTTCAGCATTGACAAGTGGGACTTTGGCGATACTTTCTATTTTTCAGAACTGGCCTCTTACCTGCATGATCAAATGGGAGGAGTCATCAGCTCGGTGGTGCTGGTGCCATTGGACCCACAAAAGAGTTTTGGCGACTTGTATGAAATAAGATCAGCACCTAGCCAAATTTTTGTAAATGCAGCGACAGTAAATAACATTGAAGTGATTGAAGCCTTGACAAGCACCAATATTCGAACAGCCCCAGGCAGTGGAGTAATTTAATATGGCGAGAGTTAGAACAGTAGAATTTTTACCTGAGATTTTTCAAACTTCTACAAACAAACAGTTTCTTTCAGCTACGCTGGATCAACTAGTTCAAGAGCCTGCCTTCACAACCATTCAAGGCTTTGTGGGACGTAGAGTAGGTCCTGGTGTAAATCCCAACGACGAATACATCAAAGAAACCACCAACGTCAGAACAAATTATCAACTTGAACCGGGTGTGATATTGAAAAAATATGACACCAATCAAGTTCAAGACGCCATCACATATCCAGGTATAACCGATGCTGTGGGACTAGCAGGCGGGTACACCAACAACTCAGATCGTTTGTATACCAGCGATTACTACACCTGGGATCCGTTTATTGACCTAGACAAATTTGCAAACTTCAGTCAATACTACTGGTTACCTGCTGGGCCTGATTCTGTTAATGTGTTTTCAGGGGACATTCCGCTGACTGACACATTCACTGTGACACGAGAAAACGGAGTCTATACTTTCAGCGAACAAACAGGCAATAACCCTGTGATTCGTTTGGTTCGCGGAGGAACCTATAAGTTTGACGTTGCACAAAACGCCAAAGAAACAGTAAATTTTCGTGTCAGCAGCAAAGGTATCAGTGCATTTGTAATTGATTATCAAGACAATCCCAATTTAAAACTGGTGCGAGGAAATACCTATGTGTTCACACTGGTTAGAAATGAATACAAGTTCTTTATCAAGACAGAACCAACACTGGGAACTACCAATCAATACACTGACGGTGTAACCAACAATGGTGCCGTGACTGGAAAAATCACTTTTACTGTGCCACAAGACGCTCCGGATGTGCTGTATTACTGCAACGATTTGCAGAGAAACATGGTAGGCAACATAGAAATTGTGGATGCTGTGCCGGGCACTGGGCCAGGATTTTGGATACAGGTTGATCCCGGTGTTGACGGGAAGTTGATTGCCACACCAAACATCAGCAGTCGAGATGTATTGGGAGTGGTCAACAACGGTGAAGACCTTGGCACAGTGACCTTCAATGTTCCTTTGACCACAGCACAGGATTTTTACTATAATCTTGCCCCTATAACGTTTGCCAGTGGCAAAGTAGATTTAATATGTAATTTACAGTTTGATCAACTAAACAATGTTTTTGTAGATGAATTTTTCAAACAGTTTCCATCGGGCATTGATGGAATAACAAATCTAAATGGTCGAACTTTGGTATTCACTGAAACCAACACCGACCCCGAGGGTGGTGGCTGGGAAGCCACTACACAATATGATCCATTAATTCGAACCGCTCCGCCTTCAGTACCGGTAATTGGTGGCCCGGGATCGTATGATAGTATACTATTTGATCAAACCACTTCAATAACCGATGTTAGCGTCCAGCGCAGTGTATGGCAAGTGCAGTATGTTAATACCGAAGGCGGGGGTCAGTATATACAGTTAACAAGTGTCTATAACATAGAAAATTTGCAAAAATTCAACATACAGTTTGGCACAACTTATTCCAGCACTCAGTGGTTCAAGAATTCAAGTTCTGAGTTTGAACAGATTCCGTTGCTGTCTGCTGTCAAATCTGTGTTGTATTATCAAGACGGAACTGATCCTGAAATTTTTGGTCGAATCGAACTGGTCGATCAAACAAATCAAGGACAGCTCAACGTCAATGAGATCATTGACAAAAAGAACTATATTAGCCCCAACGGTGTGACATTCACCAATGGATTAAAAGTAACATTTGTAGGCGATATTGTTCCTGAAACCTACGCCAACAACAGTTACTACATCGAAGGCGTCGGCACTGCAATCAAATTGCTGCCAGTGAGCGAGTTTGTTACGCCAGAAACATACACACAAAGTGCCACAGTTCCATACGATAGCACACCTTATGATGTAGGAAACTTTGATGCAAGTTTAAATCAACCACTGGTTCCTGATTATTTGACCATAAACAGAGCAAGTCTAGACTCCAATGCCTGGTCTAGATCAAATCGTTGGTTTCACATTGACGTTATCAATGCCAGCGCAGAGTACAACAACACTGTGGCGGTGTTAGACAACAATTTTCGAGCCAAGCGACCCATCATTGAATTCAGAGCCAACACACATCTTTACAATTTTGGAACCCAGGGTAAAGCACCAGTTGATATCATTGATTTCAATGCCACAGACGCATTGAGCACTATTAATGGCACCATTGGTTACAGTGTGGATGGATACTCTTTTATCAACGGCAGTCGAGTGATCTTCGCCGCCGACGTTGATCCTAACGTTAGAAACAAAATTTATCAGGTTGAATTCATTGTTCCTGACACGGTGTCACCCTTGATAGCACAACCAATCATTAATCTGGTTCCAGCCAGCGACGCTACAGTTTTGTTCAATCAAACAGTGGTATGTTTGTCGGGTGCGCTTCAACAAGGCAAATCTTTTTACTTTGATGGAGTAACATGGTTTGCTGGACAACAAAAAACACAAACTAATCAAGCACCGTTGTTTGATGTGTATGATACCGCTGGCATAAGCCTTAGCGACAGACTTAAATATCCATCCACAAACTTTGCGGGTAGTAAATTGTTTTCTTATGCAGTGGGAACAGGCACAGATGACACTGTGTTGAGATTTCCGTTGAAGTATCTTAGCCTTAGCAATGTGGGCGATATTGTATTTGAAAACAATTTGTATACTGATTCTTTTGTGTATACCAAAGACAGCGTATCTACCACTGAAATGATCAGCACTGGCTATGTTCGTCAATATCGCACACGAACAGATTTTATCAAAGAAATTGGTTGGCAACCTGCTGCTGACAAGAGCGTAGTGAGACAACAATTTAGTTTTGTGTATGATGGATCGCCATTGGTATTGGATGTTCCTGTTGATACCACATCTGTGTTTCCTGCGGTTCAACTATACATATCTGGAATTTTTATCGATCCAACCGATTACACACTAGCAGTTTCTGGAGATACCACAACAATTACATTGAACAACATCAATCGCATTGATGGCATTGGATCAGTGATCGAAGTCGACGCACTCAGCAGCAAAGTCAGCAAGTTTGGTTTTTATCAAGTTCCGGATAACCTTGAAAACAATCCGTTGAATGGAAACAGTCAAACATTCACGCTGGGAACCATAAGATCTCATTATCAATCCATTGGTCAAAATCTTAAAAATCTTGTTGGGCCAATCAACGGTGCCAACAACATCAGAGACCTTGGCAATGTAATTCCTTACGGACAAAATATTCTCCAACAGAGTTCGCCGATGACTCTGGCTGGTTATTTCATGCGCAGCAACGAATACAATATATTCAATGCTCTATCATACAACAGTCGCGAATATGAAAAATTCAAAGCACAATTGTTGGACACAGTAACTCGTAACGACTATACAAATTACACGATTCCCGACATGTTGACCGCAGCTATCAACGATATCAATTCGGGAAAAACTGAAGCATCGCCATTTTATTGGTCGGACATGTTGCCTGCCAGCTCGATATTCAGTCAGCGAACAAGCAAAATAACACCAATCAGCACCAATGTGTTTGATCTGTCTACTACCTATACTTTTACCAGTTCAAACTATCAAGGCCTGCTGGTATATCTCAACAACGTGTTGTTGATGATCAACAAAGATTACACTGTATCTTCGGACGGTCCACGACTTACCATCACTGTTCCTCTGGCTGTGGGCGACACTGTGATCATCAGAGAGTATGCTACAACATACGGTAACTATGTCCCAAATACTCCAACCAAGCTTGGACTGTATCCTGCATTTAGACCTCGAATCTATGTGGACACCAACTATGTGACACCTCAGCTGATGATTGAGGGTCACGACGGTAGCCTTACCACTGCATTTGGCGACTTTCGCGACGAGTTGTTGTTGGAATTTGAAACAAGAATTTTCAACAACTTAAAAATCAAAAGCATTATTCCGTTGACAGCACAAGATGTAATTCCAGGACAGTTTAGAACCACTGATTATACACTGTCCGAAATCAATCAAATTTTGAGTGCTGACTTCTTGAGTTGGATTGGTTGGAACAAACTCAATTATCAAGAACAAGATTACAATGCCAACAATCAATTTACATGGAACTACATTTCGTCTGGCAACAAGATAACTGGCCCCAACGAAAGTCCCATGCCTGTGGGCGCCTGGCGCGGCCTGTATCGCTGGTTCTATGATACCACCAGTCCCAATACCACCCCCTGGGAAATGTTGGGCTTCAGCATAGAGCCATCGTGGTGGCAAGACGTTTACGGCGCTGCACCATATACCAGCGACAACTTGGTGTTATGGGACGATCTTGCTGCTGGTAAAGTAGCAGACCCTGCAGGCGAATATTATCTTCCGCAGTATGCTCGTCCCAAGTTAACTGAGATTATTCCCAATGGCACCGAAGGAGAATTGCTGAGCCCATTCAATTGTGTGGTTGGTTTCTACGATGCCAGTCAGTTTCAAAAGAGTTGGGTGTTTGGAGACTGCGGTCCAGTGGAATACTCTTGGACTAGAAGTTCCAGCTATCCTTTTGCTGTAATGCGTTTGCTGGCACTGACACGACCAGCAGAATTCTTCTCGTTGTTTGCTGATCGAGATCTTTACAAATTTGACACAGACTACGACCAGTATCTTTACAACGGTCGCTATCGTCTGGACGCCAATGGTATCCAAGTCTACGGCAACGGCACCAGCAAAGCCAGCTTCATTGACTGGATCATTGATTACAATCAACAGGCCGGTATCAACAGCAGCGACCGTCTCGCAAAAGATTTACAAAGTCTAGATGTTAGACTTTGCTACAGACTTGGCGCGTTCACAGACAAGCAATATCTTAAAATTTACACAGAAAAGTCCAGCCCCAACAGCTTGAATTCTAGTTTGTTGCTGCCCGACGAAAGCTACAATTTATTGTTGTATAAAAACCAACCATTTGAACAAATTAACTATACCTCGGTAATTGTTCAAGTAGTCGAGGGTGGATATACAGTGTATGGATACAGTATAACAAATCCATATTTTGAAATTCTAACCAGCAAACCTTACGGAACTACCAAAACTATTTTTGCCGGCGGCGAAAGCATATCTGTTCCCAATCAATACACTGACCAAGTTGTAAAAATTCCCTATGGATATGTATTCACCAACAAGAGCGTGGTGCTTGACTTTTTACTGAGTTACGGAGCATTGCTGTCCAGCCGCGGACTGTTGTTCACTGACAGACAAAATGGTTATGATCTAAACTGGGATCAAATGGCCCAGGAGTTTTTATACTATGCCAATCAGAATTGGGAACCAGGTTCGATAATAAACTTGAACCCGTCGGCGTTCAGTATCACTGCATTTCGAGATCAAGCCATCATAGACAGTATTGTGGCGCAGACCCCGGAAAACAATATCCTTGATCAAAATAGAACTACTGTGTCTGTGCGTGACCTGGTCGTTGATCGATTTGAGAATATTTTTAAAATTTCTTCGCTGACCGAACAAACCATCAGCTATCTCAATCTCAAGTTCACCTCTTACGAAAGCTTGGTTGTATTAGACAACGTCAGTGTGTTCAACGACTTGATTTACGACCCAGTAACAGGTGCAAGACAGAGTAGAGTCAATGTTACCGCGGTGATAAATTCTGACTGGAACGGACAGTTAGATGCACAAGGATTCATCTACAACAATGATGCAACAGTTGAAAACTGGAGTCCCGATAAAAAATATGCCAAGGGCGAAATTGTTATCTACAAAAACAACTATTGGTCTGCACAAACCATTGTTCAGCCCAAGATTGAATTTGATTATGGCGATTGGGTCAAGAGCGACTATACAAAGATTCAACGGGGCCTGCTGCAAAACTTGCCCAATTTCAGCAACCAGCTGGCCAACAGTTATAGCATAAACGATGCAAACCTTGAAACAGACCAGGATTTAGTGGCCTATGGACTGATCGGATTCAGACCAAGACAATACATGTCTGCTTTGAATCTTAATGACATTAGTCAGGTCAATGTATATCAACAGTTCCTCAAGGACAAAGGAACCATCAGATCCGTTCAATTAATCGGCAATGCTAAAACCAACAAAGAAGTTGCCGAATACGATCTCTACGAAAATTGGGCTATTCTTCAGGGCACCTATGGCGCAAATGCCAACAAGAGTTTTGTTGAACTAAGACTCAACGAAGCTGATTTGAACGCAGATCCTGCCACAGTGCAAATTGTAAATGTAGGTGAAGTCAGTGAAGCCGATCAACAGATTTTATACACCAACTTTTGGCGTCAAAGCTACAAAATTACCAGTCCCGATGTGTTCCCAACAACCACAACATCAATTCAAGATGCTGCGTTGCCCACTGCTGGTTATGTGAGTCTGGACGATGTTGATATTACTGTGTTTTCATTGGATGCCAGATTGGGATTTGCACCAGGTGTGTTAGACACTGTGGGCATTGGAACAACCATTTGGTCAGCCAAAGTCAATGCCTACGACTGGGGTGTATTTCGTTGTCAGGGTGTGCCTGGCAATGTGCAACTAATAACTACCAATCTAAACAGCACCAGTGTGGTGCAATTCAGTCAGAAACACGGCCTGGTCACAGGCAACGTTATCATAATTAGAAACTTTGATGACGCAGTTGATGGA